GTTTTTACTGCATTTATAGGATTACCTATAGAACCTGTATAAGGAGTACTACCGTCTTCTTGATTTATTTTCCAAAAGTTATCATAAGATAAATAACTATTGAATATACCAGATGGTTGAAACTCTGCTACACCGTTTGCATTTGGTACTTGAAATTGTCTATCTAATCTTTCTGTACTACCGCTTAAGTAAATGTCTAATACGTAATTGTATTGTGGATGGGTTATATCACTACCAGATACCGTGTATACTAATTTAGTACCGGTAACATTAGGAGTTGTAGGTTGTGATATAATACTTACAGCCATTATCTATCATATCTTTGATTAGCGTAACTAAACTCAATATCATATTTAAATGTTTTCTCTCTATTGTTGTTTAGAGCCCAAGTATAGTTTTTATTTGTTATTACTATAGGTACAAAGTTAGCACCTTCCTGTACGTATACCTCAGTACTATCTAACATTTGTGTTAACCAGTCTGAAGTTTCTTTATTTATGTAATCTGTAGATACTACATACTTATCGTCAAAGGCTATATTGTATTGATCTGTTCCTCTACGGGTAATATCGTAAAAAGAAGTAGGACTACTATAATCTACGTTTGGTTTATCAAAGCTGTTACGTTTTAAGTCAGTAGATTCTTTTATAGGTTTATAAATGTTATAGTAATCAAAGAAACCAAAGTTATTTATAAAAGCAAATCTTATTGATTCTCCTGTTCTTACACAAGTATCGTTTCTTTTATACCAGTACGTTTTATCAGAAGCATCTGCTAAAGTAAACTCTATTGAGTAGTACTGCCAATTGGTGTTATCAAATTGTGTTTGAAATACTCCTCCTTTATCTATAAAGTTTTGTACTCCGGCCGGTATATTATAAAACTCAGATCCAAAGCCTGATATTGCATTAGTTGCTAATAATGATCCTGCAGAGTTATATGTTCTATAAGCTACAGTACTTAAAGCACTACTACCATATCCTACCGATAAAGTTTCATAATCAGTAGATTTTATATTCTTAAATTTATCTGTCTGTGTAAGATCTATAGCATCAGTAGTTACAAAAGGAAAATTACTTAGTACGTTAGTCGCCGGATATGAACCAGTATTGAAGTTAAATGATCCTGCATTAGGATCTATTGTACCTGGAAATGCTACTATGTCTGAAGTAGCACCTCCTGGGTATATAGTAACTGAACTACTAATGCTTGTACCGTAACTTTCACTATAGTGTAAGGTAAATTCTTTAAACGTTTCTAATGCTGCTGTTGATACTGTAGTTTTCCAATCGTTATCGTAGTCTAAATTATCTTGTAATATTTGAGATACTTCTATTATACCACTACCATAAGCGTTAGGGTAAGAAAAGAATCTACCAAGTCTAGCTGAAGAACCACTTAAGTGAATATCTATTACGTATTGATATTGCGGTTGAACTGCTAAAGAACTACTTAAACTGTATACTAATTTAGTTCCTGTTACGTTAGGTGATGAAGGTTGTCCTAATACTGTTACTGCCATTATTGTAATTTTTTAAACTTTAATGCTATATTATCTGCTATATCATCTGCTAATGCTTGATACCCTACACTATCCATTACTTGATTAGTTGCAGGTACTATAAATGGTTGAGGTTGTATACCTTTTTTGTAAATACTAACTCTTGCACCATACGGCAGATTACCTCCTATCATTTTCCAGTTACCGGTAAATTTACCAGGAGGGTTAAAACTTTGAGGATTCTTAGTTACTCTTTCTTGTGTACCAGATATACCACTATCTTGAAAATAACCATAATCAAACATCTTAGTAGATATAGTTATTATATCTCTGGCTACATTAACCATAGTTTTTATAGAACCAGCTAAAGCACCGGTATTTCTAGGTGCTAACTTCTTTTGACGAGCCTCTATAAGTCTGGCTATTCTATCTACTATTGGTTTTATATTCATGTCTTAAGGATATTCTGGGTATACACAGTAACTAAGGTTAAACGGTGTTACTATATCTATATTAGCAACCCAGCCAAATACTCTATTTTGAAAGCCTTCCATTACAGGAACACAGTCATTTACTACCATACTATAGTTTTGTTGTATAGCAGTAGGACCAAATTCAAAGTAAGACATTAAGTCGTATATGTAAAACTCCGTGTCAGCAAGTAACTCTACATGACTTGATGACTTAAGTTTAGGTATATCTAGACTGTATAATTCGAACGATAAGGTACGTTCTCTATCTACTACTAAACTATTCATTGGTCTTAAGAATATGTAAGGATATTTTCTATTGACCGCCGAAGCATCTAAATAGTCTATAGTACCGCTATCAAATGAAGCTATGGCTAAATGTGCATCACATCTAGACTTAAATAAGTCTATTATCTCTGAATAGGGTACGTTACGAAGTAATCTTTCTGCTGACATCTTTTACTTTTTGTAGGTTAACACCTCTTAGCATACCTGCTATTTGGTTATGGTTATAGTAGCCTGTCTCTAACATGGCTTTAATTTTTTTATCTATATCTGACTCTTTAGTAGATACTTTTTTCTTTCTATGAGAACCATCACAAAATCCTTCTTCATTATCTGTATTACCGCAACCACATTTTGGTTTAGTATCTAGATCTTGCTCTGGCTTGCTGTACTTGCCTGTTTTTTTCTTTTTCGATTTCATTGTTATAGTCTTTATCTATTTCTAAATAATTTAATGCAAATAAAAGGTTTAAATCAGTTAAGCAACTATCTCCTGTGATTGAAAGAGCGTTGGACTTAGAGAGTTGGTAAAGCGTACCAAACCATCCCCAGTGTTCTCCAAAAGATTTTCCATTATTATTATCTCGTTCTTCATCTTCTCCGTCCACGTTATCTTCTCCCTGGAAAAAGCTGTATTGTTCAAATATAGGCTTCCTGTGCTCAAAAAAAAACTAATAGCACCTAAAAATAAATGAACTGGAAACTTTTTAAACTCATCTTCTACTTCTAGTCTTTTATCTGACTCGTACTTTTCTACTGTATACTTATCGAAGACTTTTTCGGTTTTATTATTTACAACCTCTATGCCTTGTCTTGTAATAGTAGATAATTTACCTAAACTATGTTTTTTTATAGGTCGGTAAAGTATGGCAGCTACCTTATGCATATTATTCTCAAGATCTTTACAATAGGTTTCTAAGTCTATGTACTCTCCTAAAGTAGCTTTACGTATGCTTGAGTAACCGTATAATTCATCTTTCCATTTAACTATAGGAAAAAAGAAATTATTATGGTCAGCAATACCGGCATATAAGTTACTAACTTTAGTTAAACTATCTAAATCCCAATGTCTTACTTCATCAAATGGTTCTCCAGTTAATTTAGATACAGTGTATACTAATTTACCAAATTTATTTTGACCTTGGTAAGAGTTTATTTCTCTATACTTATCAATTGAAATATACTCCGGAATCTGTAACTTTAAGTTTTTAGTCTTATTTGCCATTGTCTTTAATAAATATCTATGTGTATCCTAAAAGGACTTATGTTATTTTGGTCTTGAAAAAGACGGTCTTATATTGTTTACGTTTTTTATTGTTAAAGGTCTTCTTTCCATAAATTGTACTCTACTATAATTAGCAAGCATTAATGAATCGATAAAATCATCATGACCGCCACTACTATGACCAAAGCTTAGTTTACCAGTAGGACTTAATTTATAAGTATACGTAGCAAACTCTCTATGTAGATTTGGACATAATTCAGCTGATGGTAATTCTATAGTACAAGTCTCTATATCGTTAATTAGCTTTCTAACCATTTCTGTCTTATTGTTGATATTAGTATCAAACCTTTTTATACGTCTATGCTTTGGTTGAACTAAGTCAAACATTGCTCTACCAATACCATTCGTCTCTATATAGCCACCTACTACATTGTATCCTTGTAACTCCTTTAAAAAGAGCGTGGCTGCCGTATTGATATCTGTTTGTGATATACTTACTACGTTCATTACTCTACCTATTGGAGAGACAAGAGTCATAACACTTGCATCATCACTTAGTCCGGTATCTATTCCTACGTATACATCTCCTCCTCTTCTATACTCACCTACATAGGCTACTTTCTCTATAGACTTAAATACATCATTAGCACTATCTCTAAATTCGGCTAAGTATTCGGTAGCGTATATATCTTCCGGTAAAGATGCTTTAGCTTCGTCTAATAACGTTTGACTTATGTATGGACATTCTTCTAAGGTTATTCTATGAGATATAACATCATTCTTCATATACCAGTTAAAGAAATGATTCTTACCAGCCGGTGTACTTACTAATAAGCATTTTTTACCGTTAGGGTTTAGTGTAGGTAATAATATTGTACTTATTACGCTATCCTTGATATAAGCCGCTTCATCCAGTATAAGATGGGTAAACCTAAATCCACGTATATTATCTGCTGAGTCACTACTTAAGAACTTTATAGTACTACCATTGATAAATGTTATAACGGCTTCCATACGGTTACTAGACTCTACTAAGTCAGGTGCTGCTTGTACTATTTGATCTAATACACTCTTAGCTTGACTAAAGGTAGGACTACACCAGCCTATCTTTTGATTCTTCTTTTGTAATCCCCAATACATAGCAAAGTTAATTGCAGCTAAAGTCTTGCCACTACCACGAGGTGCTACAAGGGTTCCGAATAAATCATCTGTAACTACAAATTTATCTATAAAGGTTTGCTGTGCTTTATATGGAGTAAATAATTTTACGTTCACCAGGCTTCTATTCTTTTAGTTGATATCTCTATATAGTGAGGATCTAAATCTATACCGGTATATTCTCCTCCAAACTCTTTTACGGCCATACCTGTAGATCCTGAACCATTAAATGGATCTAATACTTTACCTCCTTTAGGAGTTACTAAAGTTACTAAGTATTTCATTAACGATACAGGTTTTACTGTAGGATGATTATTATGCTTGGTAGTCATCTTATCTAACTTAACAGCTAATCTTTCTCCTTTACTAAATGCTCCTACATCTTTACCGGTTATAGGTTCGTGCATTTCTAACCCTATATTTCTTTCCTTACGATTAACTTTAGGGCTAAAGAAGTACTTTTGATAATCTCCTAAATCACCTAATACATTAGCAGGATATCTACCGTTTACCTTAGTATCTGTTGTATTGAGTATATTACCTTTACCTTTCTTCATTGCCATTAGTATAGGTTCATGTGCTGGTTTAAGTAAGTTTTTACTCTTAGGAAAGTTATTATTCTGTAACCACATTAATTGGTCTCTTATCTCAAAGCCTATATCTTCTATATTAGTAGCTAATCTATGGTAGGTTCTTGCAGAAGAAAAAGCTAATAAATGACCTCCGGGTTTAAGTACTCTAAGACATTCTCTCCATACCTCTATAGCTCCTGTATTGTTATCCCAATCTCTTTTAAGAAACTCTATACCGTAAGGAGGATCTGTAACAATAGAATCAAAATAATTGTCTGAGTATATTTTTAATACATCAGCACTATTACCTGTATGTAATGTCATAAACTTTATTTAGTCTGGTGCATTAAAGGATACCTCTATGTCTCCCTTTATCTCTGCTTGTATCTTTTGTATATCGTGTCCTGTATACTTAACTATCTGATCTATAGCTCTTTGTCTAATCTTAGGATCTTCGTCTGCTAATAATCTAGTTAGTTCGTCTGTTGCCGGACCTAATAACTTATTTAGTCTTTCTTTCCAACTATCATCATATAGATTCTTAGACTTAGTCCAATAGGTTGTATAGGTCTGTTCTGACTTATCTCCATAATGCTTATGGCAATATTCTATCCAATGCTTAAACTTAAACGGTTCATTATTTTCGTATCGAAGGTGGTAACACGCCTCGACTCTCTTATTTATCTCACTATTTGGTAACTTATCTCCAGCCATCGCTTATATTCTGTTTATATATTTTTTAATAAATAGTACTATTCTGC